TGAGAACAAACTAATCGTTGATGGAGCGGTTGCAGCCGGTGCGCTGACGCTTCCTTGGTGGGCGATTAACTTGTCCGGATGGATGTATTTCGTCACCGTTCTGGGTGGCCTGATCCTTGTTTGCTTTAGGATCATGCTGGCTGTCCGTGAATGGAAGCATCCGCCTAAGTCTGAATAAATAGCGCGGGCGACAACAGATGATCTTTGATGTCGAACGCATCACGAAGTCTGTTGGGGCCGTAACGGCTGTCTTTGCTATGATCGGTGGCGGATATACTGCCTCCGATAAACTTGGTTTGTTTCGTAAGCCGATCCTTGAGTGGTCGCCGGAACACTTCAGTATCACTGACGGCGCACCAGACGGCGAGTTTGCCGTTGTGGCGGCGCGTGTAAAACATAGAGATGACTGTTCAGTAGAGCAGTTTTATCTGGAAGTCCGTGACGCCAGATACATCGTCCACAAAGCCAACCCGTCCATCGCCAAGTTTTCTGGTCCAGCCACAGACAAAGTGGACAAATTTGGCTATACAATAACGATTGAGGAGCCGAGCAAAGTGGCTCCCGGTCGCGCGACCTTGCTGGCTCACATTAGGTATAAGTGTCCAGAAGGCGATGTTCTGATTAACTATCCCGATCATGCCAACCTGACGTTTAATATCGCGAAGCAGGAGATGGCGAGGTGACACATGGACCCTGCCACGATTGCTTTGATCTTTGGGGCGGCAAAGACGGCCTATTCCGCCATCCAGCAGGGCATCAAGTTTGGCAAAGACATTCAGTCTATGTGTGGGGATGTCGCCAAACTATACGGATCAGTCGCTAAACTAACGCAGGCTGCGGCTGACCCGCCAAAGCCGAAACTGTTCAGCAAGCAAACAGCCGAAGAAATAGCCTTTGACATTGTTCAGAAGCGCAAGCAGGCGGAAGAATGGGCTGAACAGGTAAAGAATGAGTTTGTTGCCAAGTACGGACTGCGCGGCTGGGACGAGGTGCAAAAGGAGATCATCCGCATCCGCAAGGAGCAACGGATACTGGAGGAACAGCGCAAACGAGACGCAGCGCAGATGAGGGAAGATTTGGCGCTTCTCGGTGCGATTGCCTTGGTTGCAGTTGTTCTTGTTGTTGGTTTGTTTACATTGGCAATTCTAATCGGCGGGTGAAACATGAAGACATCGGCAGAAGGTATCAACCACATCCGTGAGTTCGAGGGCGAGCGGCTGAAGGCGTACAAGTGCAGCGCGGGCGTCTGGACCATCGGCGTCGGGCATACGTCGGCAGCCGGTGCGCCTGAAGTCAGCGAAGGCATGACGATCACCGCTGCTGAAAGTTCCACGATCCTTGCCCGTGATCTTGCCTCCTTTGAACTCGGCGTCGAAAAGATGCTGGAGGTCAATGTCACTCAGGCTCAATTTGACGTTCTGGTATCCTTCGCTTTCAACTGCGGCCTCGGCTCCCTGAAGAAGTCCACCCTGCTGAAGCGGGTGAATGAGGGCAACTTTGATGCCGTTCCTGCCGAGCTTATGAAGTGGACGCGGGCCGGTGGTAAGGAAATCGCAGGGCTTGTCCGTCGCCGCCGTGCAGAGGCTAAACTGTGGCGTGGCGTTGATACTGAGAAGCCGCTTGACCTTCACGAAGCCCGTGCAACGCCGGATCAACCAAAGGCATCCAAGTCAATCACGCAGTCGAAGGAAGCCAATGCTGCGGTGGCGGCTGGCGGGCTTGGAACTGTGGCTGTGGTGCAGGAAGTCATGCCGCTGGTGAAGGAAGGACAGGACATCCTGTCGGCGATCAATCCGACTGTCGCAATTCTTGTCGTGATTATTGTCGCGGCTGCGGCTGTCTGGTGGTTCCGCAAGCAGCGACTTGATGAGGAGGCGGCATGATCGGGCTTCTTTTCTCCCCACTTGGCCGATATATCCTGATCGGAGGTGTGTTGATCGTGGCTTTGGGCGGGGTGTATGTTAAAATCCGCTCAGACGCGATTAACGAAATCAAAGCTGAAGCGACTGCTGATGCTCTGAAAAGGACGCAAGATGCGATTGCTGCTGGTGATGCTGCCGCTGTTTCTCCTGACCGGCTGCTTCAAAACGACGGCCATCGGCGGGACTGATAGCGCCTGCTCTGTGTGGCGTGACATATCATGGTCGTCGAAGGATACGCCGCAGACGATCACTGAGGTGAAGATTAACAATGCCCGCCGCGAGGGCTTCTGCGAAGGTAAGAAGTAATGCCTCTTGCGCCAGTCAACATCCCGCCCGGTATCGTGAAGGCAGCCACCCCGTTGCAGGTCAAAGGCCGCTACTGGGACGGCAACATGATCCGCTGGCGTGCTGGCAAACTGCTCCCGGTTGGCGGGTGGCAGCGCATTACAGATACTCCGCTCGATAGCACTATCCGCAGAATTTTCCCGTGGGCAGGATACGACGGCGCTACCTACTGCGCGCTTGGCTGCGAAGACAAATTGTACGTTCTGAACGGTTCCACATATACTGACATCACGCCGCCGGGCTTCGTCGGAGCAGACGTTGGTGTCTATGGTGCGTTTGGAACTGGAAACTACGGCGACACGTATTATGGGCTGGACACTGATCCGACACATCCCCGCAGCCCGACGCAGAGCTTCCTGCCGACGTTCTCTTGGACCATCGACAACTGGGGCGGAGACATTCTGGCTGTGGCCTCGTCAGACGGTCGCCTGCTGCACTGGAACCACGAAGAACAGTATGCAGGTCCAGTCGGCTACAATATCATCGTCAACATCGTCCGCACATCAAACGTGGCGACTGTTACGACAGTAAACCATCACGGTTTCAATACCGGGGACCAAGTCGTCATCGCAGGAAACAGCGTAGGCAGTTTGAACGGTACATATACCGTCACCAGCACGCCGTCGCTGACCACGTTCACCTATGCAAACGCTGGCACGAACGCCACTGGAACAGGCGGAACTGCAACTTCTATTGCTGCCGATCTTCCACCTATAGACAATCGTGGCGTCATCGTTACGCCTGAGCGACACGCTGTTCTAATTGGCGCTGGCGGCAACACACGCCGCGTGGCTTGGTCATCGCGTGAAGACTATACTGACTGGGATTATGCTGATCCGACAAACACGGCTGGCTACCTCGATCTTGATACACAGAACAAGATCGTTATGGCTGCTCCTGTCCGTGAAGGCACGCTGATCTTCACGGAAGATGAGGCTTGGCTGATGCGCTACATCGGCCTCCCGTATGTATATCAGATCGAGCGCATTGGTTTCGGCTGCGGCCTGATTGCACCTCAAGCCTATGCGACATTTTCTGGCCGTTGCATCTGGATGGGCCGTGAAAGTTTCTACCTGTACGACGGCGGTACCGTCCGCCCGCTTCCGTGTGAAGTTGGTTCCTATGTGTTTGACGATGTTGATCCGCAGGTGGGATCGCTCTGGACGCACGGTTCCGAAAACAACATCTTTCCCGAAGTCTGGTTCTGGTATCCGACGCAAGGTTCGTCCGTCCCAGACCATGCTGTTTACTACAACTACGCAGAAGGCTGGTGGGGCATCACCGACACCATGACCAGAACGGCTGCTTGCGGTTCTGGCGTGTTCCAGTATCCGCTGGCGTCTGATGAGGCGAACGACATCTATCAGCAGGAGAGCGGATGGACGGCGGCAGGCACGCCGATCACCACTGGCCGCTATGCTGAGACTGGTTCCATCAACATTCAGAACGGTAACCAGATCACGCACGTCAGGCAGGCGATCACGGACAGCGGATACGGTTACAACAGCACGCAGTTGACGTTCTTCTCATCGTTCACGCCAGAGGCGGCTGAGACGACGAGTGGGCCGTACAACCCGCGTGCATCTGGATACACTGATATGCGCGTCACGGGCCGCGACTTCCGCGTGAAGATCGCTGCGACCGAGGATGGCGAGTGGAGCATCGGTGAAATGCGTCTGGAAATTGTGCCGGGGGGTGGCCGATGATCGTTAATCTTCCGACGCCGCCTGCTGGATACGACCGCGAGTATTTCCGCTTTTCCTTCTCGCTGCTGGAACGGGTTCTCAGTCAGTCGATTGGCAGACTTGAGGCCGTTGATGGCGTTCTGCTTCAGGCTCCAAACGGAAGTGTTTGGAAGGTGACGGTTAGCAATACTGGAACTTTGACAACGACATCCGTTCCACTCGGCCAGACGGGAGCGCCGAACTATTGATCGACAGGGAGCATATGATCGCCCGTCTGGAACAGGCGCTTGAGCATGGCGGTGGCACGTTTGCCCTCCACGATATTGTAGAGGGTTTGGAGCAGGGTCGGTTCCAGTTGTTTTGGAACAATGGTGGAATAGCGGTGACGGAGATAATTCAGTGTCCCCGGAAGCGGTATCTGAACATCTTTCTTGCTGCCGGTGAAATGAAAGCTGTGTTAAAGTTGCACCGTAAAGTCGAGAAGTTTGCTCGCCAAAACGGATGCGACTTCATGCAAGCAACCGCCCGGAAGGGATGGGAAAAGTTTAACCCTGAGTATGGTTGGAAAACCACCCATACTGTTTATCAAAGGGAACTGACATGAGCGGTGGCGGCGGAACACAGACGGTCGTGAACAAGACCGAAATCCCGCAGTGGGTGCAGGAAGCCGGGCAGCGCAATCTTGCTGCGGCTTACGACGTTTCACGCAACTTGCAGGGGCCGTATGAAGGCCAGCGGGTTGCCGCGATGACGCCTGGTCAGGTCAGTACCATCGGAACTATTGCCAACAACTACGCGCTTGCCCAGCCTGCTTATGCCTACGCTCAGCAGATGGCGGCGCAAGCTGGTGGATACCAGCCGGAGCGGGTCCAGGCCGGCCAGTTGGCGACGACTGACCTGTCTCCCTACATGAACCCCTATACTCAGTCTGTTCTCCAGACGTCGCTTGATACGCTCAATCAGCAGCGGCTGACCGGACTGAACCAGGCTGCGGATGCTGCTATCAGGGCTCGCGCCTTTGGCGGATCGCGTCAGGCGATCCAAGAAGGTCTTGTTAACGCGGCGGCTCAGCAGCAGGCTGGGCAGCTCGCGGCGAACCTCATGTCGCAGAACTTCGCCCAGTCTCAGGCTGCGGCGCAGGCTGATATTCAGCGCCAGATGGCTGCCCAGCAGCTCAACCAGGCTGCGGGCATCTCCGGCGCCGGCCTTGGTCTTACTGGCGCGCAGACGCTTGGCGGTCTTGCTGGCGCTGGTCAGCAAAGTTTTCTTAGCGGAGCTGCCAGTTCTCTTGCCGCCCAGTCTGCCATCCAGCAGCAGCAGCAGGCTGAGCTTGATGCAGCTCGGCAGGCGTACACCGAGCAACAACAGTTCCCGTTGCAACAGCTTCAGATACCGCTTCAAGCTCTCGGTTTCACTCCTTATGGGCAGACAAGCACGCAAACAGGACCTGGCCCATCCAGCAATCCTTTAATGACTGGTCTTGGTGCAGCGTCATCTCTCGCGTCTATTATTGGCATCCTGTCCGACAAGCGTATGAAAACGGACATTGAAAAGATCGGCAAAGACGAAGAAACTGGCCTTGATATGTACGCCTACCGCTACAAAGGCGATCCAAAAACATATCCAAAGGTTGTTGGTCCGATGGCTCAGGATATTAAGAAGAAATATCCTGATGCTGTCGAAGAAAAAGGCGGGAAGCTGGCTGTTAAGTTTCCATCCATGCTATCTGGACAAGTCTAATGACGCCGGCAGAGCTTTTCGCCAGTATTGAGGAAAAATACAGGCTCCCAACTGGGTATCTTGGTCGGACTTGGCAGATGGAAAGTGCCTCCGGCCAAAATCTGTATAATCCGAAATCTGGTGCAGCCGGGCATTTTCAGTTTATTCCAA